ATGAAGCCTTCCAACGTACCGTCGGCGTCGAGAAGCATGCTTGCCGAACGCTTCCGCGAGTCCGTCTGCGTCCGCTGTCCCGGAACCATGTGGGGAGAGAAGAGTATTTGCCGCGTACACAACGCATCCATCGGCCGGATCGAACAATGTCCCGAATGGGAGACCGCAGCCGCCGGAGAACGTACGGCTGACACGGAGATGGACAAGAGATCGGATGCGCCGAGCGTCGACGAAGAGACGGAGCTGAAAGTATATGGAGAGCTGCGCGACTACAGCTGGTCGATGCGGGAAATCCGCAGGCTGGAGGAATCCCTCGCGAAGATGGCCGGGGAAACCGGGTGGATCGATCCGGCGCTTGTGGCCCGTTACGGTATCGAAGCGGCTCTGCCCAAGGCTAAGGGGCGCAAAGTAGGCGAACCGACCCCGGCCGACAGGCAGCTGGAGAGGACGGTGCAGCGGTTGACGGTTCTGAAGGCCAGGACCACGGCGCTGGCTGCCGCCGCCGAGCGGCTCGAGGACGAACGGGAGCGCACGCTGGTCGATTGTCTGATGGCGGGCGAACGGATGAACGACATCTCCCGCCACATCGGCGTATCCCGGCAGCGATTGAATGAAATCCGGCACAGCGCCGTCCGCAAGCTGGCGGCGATGCTGTACGGCTAAGGAGATGAGGGGTTGGCAGGGCCGCCGTCGCGGAGGATGGCGGCCTTTCATATTTCTTCGATCGACAGACGGCCGGCGGGTTGACATTTCTGACAAAGCTGACCGAACGTACGTTCGTTGAACCGGCGTTTATCCCGGTGCTATACTGGGCCCAGCGGACGAATAAGAAGCCATTCCCGGGCGGAGTGGCTTCTTCTTTTTGTCCGGGGAAGGAGGTGACACGATGGTTACCCTCGGCGATGCGGCCGCCGCCGCTGCCGCCAGCACCGTCCCGGCGATCCCCGGCGGATCGGTGCATCTGGAAGAGGCGCCGCCGGACGCCGGCCTGCCATACCTGGTTGTGGCGCTCGAAGCAGCTTCGCGGAACGGGCAGCTGACCGCGATGACATTCAGGATCGAAGTCGCCGCGCAGACCGTGCCGGAGCGCTATGCGATTCTGGACAAGCTGTACGGCGCCATGCAAACCCTGGCTTTGGCGGGACGGTTGTACCGGGGGAGGGACATGCGGCACGACGCCGCGTCGGGCAGGCCGCATTTCCGCGTACGTTACGAAGTCGCGCATGCGGCAAGCCAGACCGGCGCGGAGACAATGAAACATATTCAGATGGAAGGGGTGCTGGCGGATGGCCAGACGCGCAACAGCTGACGCGGGAGCGGAGCTCCCCGTCTTCACGAAATCGCAGCTTATCGCTGCCGAGCGCTGGAGCAGCCGGGAAAGGGACATGCTCGAGGCGCTGCTGACGGACGACGGGACCTATACGGTTCAACAAGCGAGCGTCATCATGGACGAATTCCAAAATCAGGAGGCGAAGTAAATGGCAGGAGGAAGCTGGACGGCGCAAAACAAGAAGCGTCCGGGCGTATACATCAATTTCGAATCGGAGCCGGCGCCGCTCGCGGCGGTCGGCGTCAGGGGAGTGGCCAGCATCGCGCTGCCGCTGAGCTGGGGAGCGCCGAAGGCGATCACCGTCGTTCAAGCGGGGCAGAATGCGATCGCCCAACTGGGCTATTCGCTGAGCGACGCCCGCCTGCTCCTGGTCCGGGAAGCGCTGAAACGGGCGAAGACGCTGCTGGTCTACCGTCTGAACACCGGCGCGCAGGCTGCCGTTACGCTCGGCAATCTGACCGCAACGGCGCGCTACGGCGGCACACGCGGCAATGACATTGCCGTAGCGGTGGACAACAATGTCGATCAAGCCGGCACATTCGTGGTCCGGACGCTGCTCGACGGCGTGGAGGTGGACCGGCAGACGGCCGCCGGAGTCGAGAGCTTGTCTTCGAACGACTGGGTGACCTTCGCCGGCGCAGGTGCGCTTGCGGCTGCGGCGGGAGCTCCGCTGACGGGCGGAACGGACGGCAGCGTGGCGAATGCGGACCATACCGATTATCTCGCGGCGCTCGAGCTGCTCGATTTCGATACGGTGGCGCTGGTTTCCGGTGACGCTGCGCTCAAGGGGGTCTATGCGGCCTTCGCCAAGCGGCTTCGCGACGAGGAAGGGAAGAAGATCCAGGCGGTCCTGGAGAATTTCCCCGCGGCCAATCATGAGGGCGTGGTCAGCGTGAAGAACGGCGTGAAGCTGGCGGACGGGACGGTACTGTCGGCCGCCCAGGCAACCGCCTGGGTTGCAGGAGCGCTTGCCGGGGCTCTCCCGAACGAATCGCTTACCTATACGGCATACGAAGACGCGGTCGACACCGGCACGAGGTATACGAACTCCCAGATCGAAGCCGCGCTTGCGGCAGGCGAGTTCCTGTTCACGCCCCGCGGAGGCGGCGCCGTCGTCGAGCAGGATATCAATTCGCTTACGGGCTTCACGCCGGCCAAGGGCAGGTCGTATGCGAAGAACAGGGTCGTCCGCGTGCTGGATACCGTCCACGAGGACATCAAGGGCGTGTTCGAGACGTACTACCTCGGCAAGGTGAACAACAACGAAGACGGGCGCGCGCTGCTTCGAAGCGAGTGTGTCGCCTACCTGAACCGGCTGCAGAACAGCGGGGCCATCCACAGCTTCAATCCGCAGACGGATATCGCCGTTACCCAAGGCGAGTCCGGCGACAGCGTCCTGATCGAAACGCACCTTCAGCCGGTCGACGCGGTCGAAAAAATCTACATGAAAGTGCAGGTGAGCTGACATGGCATTTTTGCGCGCAAGCGATACGATCTCCGGTCTGGAGGGCAAGGCGTTCGCCACGATCAACGGCTCGGTGGAGGAAATGTTCTACATCAAGAAGCTGGAAGCGAAGGTCGAGAAGACGAAAGCGGAGGTGAAGGCGCTGGGCCGGCGCGGCACGCAGCACAAGGCGACGGGCTGGAGCGGCACGGGTAACATGACCATCTATTACATGACCTCCCGGTTCCGCGACCTGATGGCCGACTATATGGAGAATGGCAAGGACGCTTACTTCAGCATCCAGGTCACGAACGAGGATCCGTCGTCGACCGTCGGCAAGCAAACCGTCACCCTGCAGGGCGTCAATCTGAACGGGGTCGTCATGGCGCTGCTGGACACGGGCGCGGAGATGCTCGAGGAAGAAGTGGAATTTACCTTCGAAGGCGTGCTGTTCGAGAGTACCTTCAAGGCGCCGGAATTGACGTAGAGAGGAGCCCTATCACATGAATGATCTGAGCCTGTTCTATGCGCAGAATGCCGGTCCGGACGTCACGGAAGATTTCGTCGTGTCGGAGCGGTTCAAGGATAAGGAAGGGAAGCCTGTCGCGTGGGAGCTCCGCAGCATGTCCGAAGCGGAGAACGAGGAGTGCCGCAAGGCGGCGACGAAGCGCGTCAAGGCGAAGAACGGCGCGTATGTGCCCGAGACGAATTACGACGAGTACCTGGCGAAGCTGACCGTAGCCAGCGTGATCTATCCGAATCTGAAGGATGGCGAGCTGCAGCGCTCGTACGGCGTCATGGGAGCGGAGGCGCTGCTGCGGCGCATGCTGCTGCCGGGCGAATACGCGTCGCTGGTGCAGAAGGTTCAGGAGCTGAACGGATTCGACAAGGACCTCGGCGAGCTGGTGGACGAAGTAAAAAACTGATCCGGGGGGGCGACGGCGAAGCGAATTACGCCTATTACGCCCTCCACGAGCTTGGCGTGCTGCCTCACGAGCTGACGGCCATGAAGCGCAGGGAGAAGGCCGCCATCTATGCCATGATCGACATTCGAATCGAACAGGAGAAGAAGGAGCGCGCGAAGCTGCGAAAATAACAAAAGGCGAGACGGCCGGCCGGACTTATGGATCGGCCGTCTGTTCCGTTCATGGAAAGGATGTGAGAACGATAGCGACAGCGAAATCCTCGATCCAATTGTACCAGGCGCCGCCCGCTCAGGGCGCGGCATGGACGAAGGGCTTCTCGTCCTCCGCCGCCGGCTTCGGCAGGATTGTCCTTGCCTCGGGGGCCGGGTTCGGCCGCCTGATCCTCATGGCTGCGCCTGCCCTGTTGAACGTGCTGGGCAGCCGGCTGATGCAGAGCGGCACGGGAACTGCGCAGCCGGCCGCCGCGGATAGCGCGCCCGCTTCCGCCGGCGACCCCGCCGCTGCGGAGGCTGGCACGCCTGCGGCGGAGAAGCCCAAATCCATGTGGTCCACAGCTGCAGCATCTGCCATGCAAAGTCTGGCGACCGGCTTCGGTACCAACTTTCTGCAGTCGGCAGGCTCGCAAGTGGCGGGCTTCGCGTCGGAAGCGGTCAAGGCGGCGAATGAGCGCGCTGCCGCGGAGCTTAGACTGCAGACGGTCATGAACCGGATTCCGGGGATGACGGCCCAGGGCATCGAGGCCATGAAGAGCTATGCGGATCAGCTGGCCTCGGTGACGACGATCGATGCCGCGGCCGGCATGGCCGGCATGGCCGAGCTGGGCGAGCACGTTGGCAATCCGAAGCATATCCAGCAATTAACCCGGTCGATGTACGATCTGGCCGTCTTCACGAACGGCGCGTCGGTATCGCAGAAGCAAATGGCGCAAACGGCCGATGTCATCGGCCGGGCCATGGCGGGGCAGCCGGAGGCGCTTGCCCAGGCCGGCATTCAGATGAGCGAGGCGCAGAAGCGCACGCTTGCCTACGGCACCGAAGCGCAGCGCACGGCAACGCTGGTCGGCCTGCTGAACGACCATGTCGGCGGCTTCGCCGGCAAGGTGGCGGGAATGCCGGAAGGGCAGATCATCCGGCTGCAGAATGCCTGGCAGGGCGTAAAGGCTGCGGTCGGCGAGCAGCTGTTCCCGGCGGTTGCGAGTCTTGCAACCTTCATGCTCGACAAGCTTCCGGCCGTCCAGGCCGTATTGACCGCCGTCTTCGGTTATGTGTCCGACGCGGTCGTGGGGACGATCGGCGTGCTGCAGTCGATGTGGGAGTGGATGCTGGCCAATTGGCCGCTGGTGCAGCCGATTCTGATCGCCATTGCGGCCGTATTCCTGGCCTCCATTATCGCCCAGCTCTACGTGATGGCGGCCGCGTGGCTTGCCTCGATGTGGCCGATTCTGCTGATCGTCGGCATCATCGCACTAGTGATCTTCGTGCTGCAGCTGTGCGGGGCGACGATGGAGCAGATCGTCGGAGCAATATTCGGCGGGCTGATGGCGGTATTCGCCGTGCTGTGGAACAAGGTTGCCGCCATCTGGGATCTGATCGCGAGCTTCGCCGAGTTCTTCATCAATCTCTTCATCGATCCCGTCTATGCGGTGAAGAAGCTGTTCTACGATCTGACGATGTTCGTCCTGAACGGCTTCTACGGCATGCTGCGCGGCGTCGAGGGATTCGGGGCGGGCTTCACGGACATGATTCTGTCAGCCGTTAATTTCGGAATCAAGAGTCTGAACCGGTTGATCGAGCAGCTCAACAAGCTGCCCGGCGTGCAGATCGGTACCGTGGGCCTGATCGAGGCGCCGGAGAACAAGCACGCCCTCAGCGATAAACTGAAAGCCATGATGGACGACATCCAGGCGCCGGTATCGGACAAGAACGTCGTGCACCTCAAGCGGATGGACCGGATGGACATCGGGAATGCCGCAGCAGCCGGTTATGATGCGGGGGCCAAGTTCGGCGCCAAGCTAGACCAATTGGGCGATAAGTTCAAGGCTGGCAGCGCGAAGAAGGAGCAGTCTTTGTTTCCCGACCTTCCGGGCGCTGAAAGGAAAGGGCAGGAGTATCCGTCCGGAAGCGGCCAGGCCGGAACGGGTTCGACCGGCTATGCGGCCGGACCGGCCGGGATGGGAAGCGACAGCGTAAGCTTGTCCGGCGAGGACATGACGATTCTGCGCGATCTGGCCGAGATGAAGGCGGTAAGTCATTACACGACGCTGACACCTACCGTTCAGGTGACGACGGGACCGATCTCGCAGTATATCGACGTGGAAGAGATGATCCGGAAGATCAATCAGGCCATGCTGACGGAGATCGCTTCTTCGGCACGGGGGGTGTACTGAATATGGAGAACGCCGGATTCATGGCGGTTGATACGCCGTATCGGATCTATCTCAGCTGGAACAACCAGGCGGAAGGATTCCCGCTGCCTGTAATGCCCGAGAAGATGTCCGTCAAGCGCAAGGGAACCGGCAATGCATACGATATTGTCGGACTGGGGGCGATTCACACCATCGGAGCGCCTGAGCTTGACGAATTTTCGTTCGAGAGTTTTTTTCCTGCGGCCGATTCCGCATTTGCGAACAGGGGGTGGCGGCCGACACGGCTGGAAGGCGGCGGTTCGGCCTATCTCGAGCCGGAGCGGTATGTCCGTTACATTCGGAGCTGGATGAACAAGCGCGACCCGGTCCGCTTCATCTATGTCGGATCCTCGATCGACCAGGCGATCTCGATTCCGGTAAGCGTCGAAAGCTTCGAGTATTGGGAGCAAGCCGGGCATGAGGGCGATATCTTCTATTCGCTTGCGCTGAAGGAGTATGTGTTTCACGGAGCCAAGCGTGTCGGGCTGAAGGACAACGGGTCCAAGGTCAAGACGAACGCAACCCGGGCAGGCGACAACGTTCGTCCTTCCTCCTACACGGTCAAGCCGGGCGATACCCTGATCGGAATCGCCCGCCGTCTGCTTGGCGATTCCGGCAGGTGGAAGGAAATTCAGGAGCTAAACGGGATTCGGGATGCGGAGCTGAGACGGCTGGCGCCCGGAAGAACGCTGAAGCTGCCCGGGAGGTGAGGAAATGAAAGACGTGCAAGTTCTGCTCGATAACCGCGACGGCCGTGTCTGGGATGTCGGCTCGATCTGCCCGGAATTCTCCTGGAAGACGTCGCGCTCCGCCAAGCCCTCCTCCGTTGACATGACGCTGATGAAGGATGCGCTGTTCCAGCAGCGTGAATTCGAGGTCGGCAGCGGCGATATTGTCCGCATTACCGTGGACGGGAAAGGGCTGTTCTACGGCTATGTCTTCGAGCTCGAGCAGGGGAAGGGCGCTACGGTCAAGATCAAGGCATACGACCAGATCCGCTATCTGAACGAGCAGGACTTCTATTTGAGAACCAATGTGACCGCCGATCAAGTGATCCGGGACAATGCCCTGAGTGCGGGACTTCGGCTCGGCGAGCTTACGCCGACGTACCATGTCATTCCGAAGGTGCTCGAGGAAGGGCAGAAACGGATCGACATCATTTGCAAGGCGCTCGACAGCACCCTGCTTGCTAAAAACCGGCTGTATGTGCTGTACGACGACTTCGGCAGCCTTCGCCTCAGCGAAGTGTCCGATATGAGAACCGATCTGGTGCTGGGCGACGGGAGTCTGATCTACGATTTTCGAATGAAACGGTCGATCGATAACGCAACCTTCAACCGAATCAAGCTGGCGCAGGAAGACAACGCATCCGGCATGCTGCGAACGTACGTGGACGGCGATCCGGACACGATCGGCCAATGGGGCAGGCTGCAATATTACAAAAAGGTCGACGGCGGCATGAACCAGGAGCAGATCCGCGAGATGATCGGGACGCTGCTTCTGCTCCGGAACCGGGAGGAGCGAACGTTTTCTATCGAAGCGCTGGGCTATCCGGGCGTGCGCGCCGGCGTTCTGCTGCAGGTATCGTTGACCGGGGAGGATGTGAACGGCTTGTTCCTGGTGGAGGAATGCACGCACCGCTTCGCCGGAGGGGCCCATACCATGAAACTGGAAATGAAGGTGTACGGATGAGTCTATACGATACGATCAAAACGATTACGCGCGGCTGTCTGGAGGCCGCCAAATTGGCTGATGTGATGGTCGCGACCGTGACACGCGCGGAACCGATCGAGGTGCTGCTGGAGCAGCAGCTTAGGCTGCCGGCCGAATTTCTTACCGTGCCGGAGCATCTGCATCCGCTTGACGTGACTGTCGGCAGCGAGGTTGTGTCCATTCGAACGGGTCTTGCCGCAGGAGACCGGGTGGTGCTGATCCGCCAGCAGGGCGGGCTGAATTTTCTCGTCGCGGGGAGATTGGTGCCATGACGCTGCCCAAGGGAGGAGTGGCTGTTCCCGCTGATGCGGCGGCGGGAGCGGTCGAGACAAGCCGGACATACCGGCTCGACCCGGCTGCCGGCCGGATTGTTGGGATGACGGACGGTGTGGATGCGATCAAGCAGCACGTATGGAAAGTGCTTGGGACGGAGCGATACCGGCATTTTATATACAGCGGCGACTTCGGCCACGAAATACGCCTGGGACTGGACGCCGGCTTGATTCGTGCAGAATTAAGGCGCTGGATTACGGAAGCGCTGATAGCAGACGAACGGATCGTGGCGGTATCGGACTTTGCACTGGACATTGAAGGCGACTCCGCTCAGGTATCGTTCACGGTCGAATCGATCTTCGGTTCATTTCGCATGGAAAGGACGGTGGGGACCCATGGCTGATGCTCGGACATTCGAGTCGATCCTGGAGGGGATGCTTGACGACGCGCCGGATGATATCGACAAACGGGAAGGCAGCGTGCTGTACGATGCCCTGGCGCCGGCCGCGAAGAAGCTGGCGGAGTTCTATGCGGAGCTGGAGGTTCAGAACAGACTGGCGCACGCGCAGACGTCTTCCGGCGAGGCGTTGCGGAGAAGGGGAGCCGACTTCGGCATCGATCCGCTCCCGGCCGTCGCTTCGCAGCGCAGGGGAATCTTCGCAGACGCCTCGGGCGGTGCCTTCGATGTACCGATCGGCAGCAGGTTCGGGGCGGAAGGAGTGGTGTATCGGGCGGCCGAGCGGCTGGCGGCCGGCGAGTTCCGCCTGATCTGCGAGAGGGCGGGGGCGATTGGGAACCATGCATCCGGCCCTCTTCTTCCGTTGGATTATATACCCGGACTATCCTCGGCCGAGCTGGCAGAGGTGCTTGTGCCCGGTGAAGAGGAGGAGTCCGACGATTCCTTCCGCGACCGATTGTTTGCCAAAGTGAGGACGCCGCCCACCAGCGGCAACCGGTCGGCATACCGGGGCTGGGCGCTGGAGGTGCCGGGCGTGGGGGATGCGTATGTCGTTCCGCGGTGGAACGGACCGAACACGGTCAAGGTCGTCGTGCTGGGGACGGACAAGCTGCCGGCCGCCGCCGGCGTCGTTCAGGCCGTGAAGGATTACATCGACCCGGATACGGGGCTCGGCGAAGGGATGGGCGAGGGGGCGGCGCCGGCCGGAGCGGTTACGACTGTGGTCGCTGCAACACCCGTTGCGGTCCATGTCTCGGCTTCGGTCACGCTGACCGGTTCAAGGACGCTTCCCCAGGTCCAGGCGGACTTTGAGGAGGCGCTCACTGCGCATCTGGCCGGCATCGCCTTCGGCGCGGACCGCAATGTCCGGTACGCCCGGATCGGCACGCTGCTGCTCGATACGGCGGGTGTCCAGGATTACGTCAATCTGCAGGTCAACGGCGGGACGGGAAATATCGTCGTAGCTGCCGGCTCGGTGGCGGTGAAAGGAACGGTGACGCTCTCATGACTCCCTACGCGATAACTTCGCCGTCCGGACAGGAGCTGCTCGCGGAGCTGCCCGGCTTCTATGAGCCGATTCGGGACTTTCGCGTCATCGTGCAGGCGGAGGGCGAGCAGTTCGATCGGCTGCAGGCCGATCTCGAGGATCAGCTTGCCCAGCGCTTTGTTGGCTCCGCAACCTGGGGACTGGAGGCGTGGGAGCGGGAGCTGTCCATTACGCCGCCGGCGGGCCAGCCGATCGAGCAGCGGCGTGCGGTTGTCCGCTCGAGGATGCGGGGGTACGGGAAGTTCACGGGACGGCTGCTGAAAAGCGTGGCGGAGGCATACGACAACGGTACGGTCGATGTGTCGTTCGATCCGGCCAGCAGCACGTTCACGGTAACGTTCGTCAGCACCCGCGGCATTCCGGCGAATGTGAATGACGCGCTGAGCGCGATTACCGAGATCATTCCGGCGCATCTGCTCGTGGCGTTTCGGTTTACGTATCTTACATTCGGCGAGTTGGACTCCTCCGGTCAGACGTTCGGCGATCTTAAATCACTCAACCTTTCTTTTGAACAATTGGAGAAGTGGAAGCCATAACTTATGGAGGTGCAAGAGCGTGCAGACGTTACCCAATGGCATTAAAAAATATGAAGCGTCGGACAACGCTTCGATTGAAAACTTTAACGCCAATGCCCAAGTTATTGACGACCATATCGGGCAGACGAACGGTCCTCATGGAGCAACAAGCGCGGCAACTCCGAACCGGATCGCACAGCGAGATACCGGCGGGCGAATCAAGGCAGCGCCTCCGGTAGATGCAGATGATGTAGCCCGCAAAGGCGAGGTTGATGCGCTTGAATCGAAGGTGGGTACGCTGTCCAGTCTGCTCACCACTGCGAAGTCCTCTGTCGTAACGGCCATCAACGAGCTTTTTACCTTAGCCAGTAACGGCAAAGCTGCAATTGCCGCCGCGATTACTGGCATGGGGCAAGCGGCGGCAGGGACAGATACCTTCGCGCAACTGGCTGCGAAGATACGGGACATTTCGAAGGATGCGACGGCGGTGGCCGGCAACATCTTGTCTGGGAAGACAGCGTATGTTGGCGGGGGGAAGGTTACAGGGACGATAACAGACCACTCAGGGGCCACCGTGGCGGTCGCTACGTTAAACGATGGAACGGGCGCAAAGCAAAGCTACATCGTTTCGGCCGCCAGCAACGCCCCTAGCGATATGGCTATGCAAATCAGAATTAAACCGCCAGCCGGTTACTATGACGGAAACACTATTTTAGACGTGCGGTTGTGGGGCATCCGTCCGGATAATATTAGATCTGGAGATCGGATTTTTTGGAACGATGGAACCGCATTAACAGGATCTTTTACCAGTGACGCTAATGCTACGGCTCCACAGATTCTTTCAGGGCGCACGGCTTACGTAAACGGGGCTAAGATCACAGGCACGATGGTAAATCGGGCGGGGGTACAGGCCCAATGGTCGGGCGTGTCATCCATAACCGAACTAACAGTCCACCCTGACGCCCCGAGCGACCACTCTAAACTGGTGATTAAGCCAGGGAATGACGGTTACTATGATGCAAACTCTACATTCCGTGTAGACATGTTTGGGTTAGTACCTGGCAATATCAAGGCTGGGCAAGTAGTTGGCTACACTAACGGATCGTCTACGCAAAAAATGATCGGTACTTTCACGGCTGATGCGAACGCCACAGCTCCGCAGATTCTATCCGGGCGCACGGCTTACGTGAACGGGACGAAAGTTACCGGGACTATGGCGAACTACCCGTTCCAAAATGTAGCCTATAACGCCGTGGCCGGATCGAATGGAGAAATATACACTCGCATAAATCCGGGAGCTTATATCACGACGGAGATTAGGGATGGGAAGCAAGTGGCTGAGATCTATGCTCAAGACCCCGACTTTATCTCCGCCAACATCCGTGCAGACAAGAACATTTTCGGCCTTCAAGGCGGTATACCTGTCAAACATGCAGGTAACGGGGATGGGGGGACAGCTGCTAACCACCATAATCATCAAGCGCTCTCACCGTGGTCGGGAAATGCCCTTTTCGTTAAAGGTGCTTGGCTTACCGGCGGACCGACAATTTACGAAGGTGATTCTTGGATTAAAATTGCAGAACCGGATTTCAAGCCGGAAAATATCGCAAACGGCATAAATATGTTTGGGCTGGTAGGGACGATGAAACGTTCATGGACGCTTGATTTTTGGATGGGTCATTCTTCCGATCATGAAGGCTCTTTCGGATTTCACGGACTCTCCTTGCCCAGAAGAACTTTTACAGGATTGGGTTTTCAACCGCGCGGGTGGCTCTTAATCCAAATTCCGGGCAGCGGTAACGCGAATATATCTAATCGTAATTGGGCGTACGTGGCGGACGGACTTAATGCAACTGATATGGGGCGAGTATTTATGTATCATTGGAGCAATACAGGCGTTAACGAACACTTTACCGGGCACATGCCTAGTGCTGATTGGTATCAACCGTACCAAGGCGTAAGAGTACCAGTTCCACAAACCATCCAGTGGTATCGCATATTCGCATGGGAATAAGGAGGGGAAAAGAAACAATGTTCGGAAGACGATTCTATTACGACAAGCTTACAGGTCAAGTGATTATTGATACTGGGCAGGCGTGGGGCGTAACCGAGCCACCGTCTGTTGAGGACGATATAACGAGATATCTAGGATTGCAGAACAGGGCTAGAGAATCATGGGACTATTTAGACATAGAATATGGTGCTTATAGCGAGGATTTTCTATCTTGTTCAAGTTTCAAAATTGATCCTGATTCAAAGGAAATCCTGTTCAGCTACCCGGACCCGTCTGAACCAACGGAACCGACCGTATACCAAAAACCATTGTCGGTACAGGTAGCCGAAACGAACCGGCGTCTTTCTGACGTCGAGCTCGCACTGGCTGATATCATCGGAATCTAAAATTACCGAGGGAGCGATCCAACATGGCAGCATCCATGTCAGTGCACAAAATCCGTATAATCGCAAATGCCTGCATAACCCGGTTCGACGGTGGAGAGCGGACGATCGAGGATATCATCAATTCGTACACTGCGCTCAACGATGAAGACAAGACACTCGTCATAGCCGAGATTGCCAGCAAGCGCCTTGATATCGAAATTGAAGGCTCCGCATAGCGCGGAGCCTTATGTTTTATCGAAGGGGGGAATAATGATGCCGCCTGAGATCGATCAGCTGCAGCTCTTGAATACGATAGCCGAAATACGGGTTGAGCTCGGGAAGCTGTCGACCAGGCTGGAGAAGCTGGACGACTTTACCAGAAGTCTCGAGGATCAGAAACGGCAGGTTGTCGATATTAACCGCCGTGCGGAACTGCTGGCCGACAGTGTAATCAAAATAGAGGAAAGCAGCAAATTGGCCCACCAACGGCTGGATACCGCTACCAAATTGGTTTATTGGCTGATGACGGCCATCGGCGGCAGCGTGATCATGGTCGTTGTCAATTTCGCCCTGAAGGGCGGCTTCACGAATCCATAGCCCAGCGGTAAGATGTCAAGCCCCTGAATCAAGGCGAATTGGAAATTCCTTTGCCGGAATAGCGCTTGGGTCGGGAAAAATGGCCGCACTAAATCAGACCCAGTCGAGAATCGAGGAATTTACCAGATTTTCACTGGGAATGTAAGCTGGGCCGTTGGCTAAAGGGGGTTAACCGTTAGCGCTGTTCACCATCCTTTTGGGCGTGTAGAGTTGATCATTGCGTAGTAGCGCATCGACCAGACGCACACGGCAGCCTGGTCGTCAAAGCGTTCAATATCGCCAAGCTCCGAGAGGATGCCGGCGGCGTAGACCAAATCAATGCCCGGGATGGAGCGCAGTACCTTGGCGCCGGGCAGGCCGTCCAGCATCTTCGCAATCGCCTTGTCTAGCTCCTTGAGCTGAGCCTGGATGCCTCGAATCGACTGGATCGACGTGCCGAGCACCAGGTCAATGGAATCCTCCATTACCTTGGAGAGGCGGTATGACGCCCGAGCGGCCTTCTGGATGCAGGCGGCGACGCCCTCGGGATCGGGGAAGCGGTTCTTCCCTTTCTCCTTCAAGTAGTCGGCCAGCACTGTCACCTCCATGCCGGCGATTTCGTCCAGAGTGTACTTCTCCGAGAGCAGCTCCATAATGGCGTGGCCGAATACACTGCTGTCGACCTCGCTGCGAAAGGCGTTGCACTTGTAGAACAGGTTCTGCAGGAAGTACTGCTTCTCGCGCGTGAGATTGTGAACCAGGTGGAACCGCATCCGGGTGACGCGCTGGAGCGCCTGGTACCGTTCCTGCAAGACAACGGTTGTGGTGAGGCGGCCAAAGCGCAGGCGGTCGGCAATAATCCAGGCGTCGTAACGGTCGGTCTTGTCCAGGTCGGCGTACGCTGCTATCTTCGGTCATGGGCTGCCGGAGGGAACAGCCAGCGGGTAAGAAGTGCCGCGCGAGTGCCGGGGAAACAGACTAAGGTCGTAGTCGATGCTACAGGAGGAATGCGAATTTCCCCGAATGAACCCTTACGTTTCATTTTCTGGAGGCATTCCGAAAAGTCCAGTCCCTGAAGACACTTGTCAAACAATTTTAAAAGAGCAGCTGGAAATTCGGAAGGCGGTGTCCAGCCCCACCAAGACGCTGGAAAATCAATTAAATCTGTCTTCAAAACTTACTATACGAGGAGGAATGGTCATGCAAATCCTGCAGGTATATCTCGACGAAATCGTTCAGGCTCTCGTTGGTGTGCTCGTCACTGTGCTGCTGATTACCATTCATGAGTTGCAGTCCCGGGTCCGAAAATGGATCGAAGCGCGCACAACGATCGAGCAACGCGACACGCTCTACCGATTGGCCGGGGAGGCGATGGCCCTCTCGGAGACGTTATACGGCCAGCTGGGCGGCGAAGAGAAACTGAACCAGGCTTGCCGCTATGTCACTTCACGGGTTGCGGAGCTTGGGTTTACGGTAAAGCCCGAAACAATACGCGCGGCAGTCGAAGGCGCCGTCTTAACGTACAATGCGCAAGTGAAAGCGGGTAGTGGGGGCCGGCGGCATGCAGGCGCGTAA